TAATTGTCAGTTACCTCTCCTGTTATTTCTTCTATACCTTCTTGAAGACTTTTAATTTCATCTAATTCTCCTTTACTCAAAATTAAACCTTGAGTTTGTTTATCAAGTAAATTCTTTAATCTTTGATCAAGAACTTCACGAGTAGCAGTTAATTCATTTATTTGTTCTTGAATTTTCTTACTAGATAGTTGACCTTCATTTAAACTAATTTGATTTTTTATTAGTTTTTCATTAGCTTTAGCTATTTTATTTAATGTAGAAATAGTGTCTTTTTGAACTCTAGAAAATGCTCTAGCATTATCAACTATATCAGTTAATCCTTCAGCTAAATCAGATAATCGTGATGTTAAGGATTGAAATCCATCATCTAAAGCTCCTACAATATCTGATATTTCTTTTAAACTTTTTTTACCTCTATCTATTTCTTCGTTTGGGTCAGCCATTTACTATACAGTTTATTATAAATATGGGAGAGCATCACTTTTTAGGTGATGCTCTTTTATTAGCTTTAGTAATATATGTTGGAACATTAACTTTAGGGGCCGCGCCATCTGCCGCGCCTTTACGCATAGCGTCTTTTGATTTTGACACAACATCCTCAGTTGTGTCTGGATTGTAATATTCTCTTATTTTAGAAAATGTGAATTTGCGTAACCATATTGGCATATTATATATAGTTTCATAATCATATCCTCCATTTCCATAAAATATCATTTCATGGATTTGAGTGAATAAAAACATTCTATATTCCAAGGTCAGGCCAAAAAAAGTCAAGCCCTATAGGCATTGATACCCCCTCCACTGGGCCATTTGAAGTATTAACAGTAACTGTTAGATCAACATCTGGTTGGATTTTATTAATATATGTACGGAGGGCTAATGCGTCTTTGGCTAACAAATAATTATCAACATAATCACGAATTGATTTAGCTTCTCTATTATCATTAATAGAGGTAATCATATACTTTAAACGTGTTGACTTTTCAGTGTTTTGACCTATTTTCTTTAATGATTCTATTTCTTGATCTACTTTTAATTCATCACCATGAGTTAATAATTTAAAAGTTAGTATGTCTGAGGTAGAAGGTACTTTAAATTCAAATTCATTTTTACCTTTAGTAAACAATGATTCATCTAAAACTTTATTTTCTATTTTAGTTAAATCCACAGTTACTTTTTCACCTCGATATACAAAATCATAATCTTTACCATAACCTAAAATACGAGCAGCTATTAATATAGCATTTTTATCACCAGTTAATAAATCATTATAATCAATTTTAGATACAATAAGTGACTGTAATAATTTATCTAATACAATACCTTGTTTAATATAAGACTGATTTGTTAAAATATCTTCTTCTTTAGCAGTCATATATTTCATTTCTACTTTGCCTGAGGATAATGGGTTTGATTCTGGGTATAATAGACCTTTTGATGGTAGTTCTATAACCTCTGTTGGAAAACTAAAATTACTCATAATTATTTAATATAACATTTGTTGATTATAAATATACAAGATAAAGAAAGCTTGGCTAAAAGCCAAGCTAACTTTCTGTATACTTCGGAAAAAGTAATCTTTTAGAAATTCAACACACAGTAATCAGGTTGAACTGTCATTGTAATATTTTGGGCTACTGATTCATTGTCCCAACTATATTCACCAAAATTAGCTTCTGTGATTAAAGCACCTTTAATTACCCATTCACTAACAATATCACCTACAGGACCAATAACATTGAATGTTAAGTCTTTCTTATAGAAATCTGAGTAACCATCACGACCTGTTACTGATTCGTGGTGTAAACGTACCCATTCCATTACAGCTTGAGCACCTGAAGGAGTAATAGGATCGAATAATGTAAATGATATAGTACCCCAATTTGATTTACCTTTAACATAACGAGCTACATTCATATGGTTTAGCTTAATTGTATCTTGAGTTAAAGTTACTGCGCCTACACCTTTAATCATATATGAGGGAACACCATCAATATACATTATGAATCTATTCTGTTGTTTAGGTTCAAATGCTGTGAAAAATATTTCGTTTGGATTTAATACTGCCATTTTATTTATTTATTTATCTTGTTATAAATATTATTAAATTTAAAATATTACGCGAATGTAGCTCCAGTAGGTGTAATATTGAAGTTCAGATAGATAAATTCAGCTGTTTTAGTTGGTTGTAAATAAATAGCACCTACTAACTGATTTCTATCTATAACATCTGGTGTGTTATTACTATCATCCATTACTACTCTAAACGCATACAAACCTTGTCTTTGTTGAACTGATTCTAAGTAAGGATTTACTTGAGCTAAGAATTGGTTTCTTGTAGCAGTTGTATTTTGTTCAAATACTAATGTATTCGCTACTTGGCCGATATAAGATTTTAAAGCAATTAATAAACGTCTTACATTCACACGATCAAGAGCTGATGCTTTAGTTTGTAATGTTTTGTTACCATATACTACAGTTCCAGTTCCAGGGAATGTTGCAATTGGATTAACTTTACCTTGATATAAAGTATCACGGCTTGATTGAGGTAATTTTTGTTCAGCGCGAATTACAGTTCCTAATCCACCACGATTAATACCTGCTGGTGCGAACCAAGGTTCAGCTACTCTATCATTGTAAGCATAAACACCTGCGATTAATACTGAAGCTGGAACCCAAACGTTCTTACCTGAACTTGGATCTTGAATTTGACACCATGGCCAATATGAAGCAGCATATGAAGTATCTCTTGAGGCGGCTTGACTTGTTACTGAAGTAACTGTAGAACCATATGTTACTAAATCAAGAACAAATAAACTATCACCTCTACCTTGAGTATTAGTTATAATAGTTGATACTTGACTTGAATGTAATGAATTAAATAATCCTGGAGCTAATAATACATTGAATTTATAATCATCTTGATTTGATAATAAATCAATCATGTCATCATAGCTCGCGCTAGGGATACCTTGAGATTTGTTACCATCAGTAATATTATTGTAATACTGACCTCCAACCATTATACCACCTGTTGCTCCAGTGAATGAACCACTTGCAGCTACAGGAATTGAAGCTGTATATTGAGATTTAGCTACACCATTGTTATCAAAGTAATCAGGAGTATTATTTACTGATTTTACTCTTACGTATCTTGAAGCGTTAGGGTAAGAACCAGAAATTTCAATTTGATTATTTGTTGAGTTATAATTTAATGTGTAATCACCAATTACTTTAGAAACGTAGTTAGGTGCTTTAGGATCTAATGATAAGTTAGTCCAAGTTTCTAATACTATAGGACTATTAGATGTGTCATTACCTTGACGAACTAATAAACTAAAAGTACCAGATGAAGTATCAGGAGATACAACTTGCCATCTGATATTATCTGTTGAACCACTAGCTAACCCACCAGCTGAGTCTAATGAACTTGAACTATTCATTATAGTCCCTTCAGAGATAGTTTCAAGTACTAAAGCGTTACCAATAGCACCTGAGATAGCAGTTGAAGTAGCAGATGAATAAGCTCCACTTACTACTCTAGCTACTAACAATGATTCACCACCATTATTAAAATAATTATAAGCGGCAATTGATGTAAAGTATGAATATACATCACCACCGCTTACAAATGTTGTACCAAATTTATTTACATAATCACTATATGAAGTAACAAGAGTAGGTATTTCAACAGGACCTTTAACTGTTGGACCTATAATAGCAGCACCAACGGTAATTGGGCCTTGTGTTACTTGTGATTGATCGTTCTCTATTGAGAGAACTCCAGGAGATAATAATACTTCTGCCATGTTCGCTTAGATTAATTATTGATTGTTGATAATAAATATCTAAGCTTTTCTCAAAAACTAACTTACTTTAGTAAATTCTCCTGTTTCTATGTTAATGTTACCATTACCGTATTTTTCTTGTAATGTAGTTCCAACCTCATTTTCTTTGTTTTTAAGGTTAGTAAACGTTTTAATCAAAACTTCTTTTTGCAAGTTTATTGATTGTAAAGCCATTTCTAATTGACCAAAACTAGCCATTAACTTGTTGTTTTCTTCTTGGATTGATTTTAATAAATCAATTTCCTCTTGTGTTAAAGTTATTTTTTCCATAATATAATGATAATAAAACTATTTCAAACCTCCAAATTAAACTCTATTAAAAGTACAATCTGGGTTAGAACCTGAAAGTTGAGTGATAATATATGTTTCCAATGAATAGATAAGATCACTATAAGGGTCTATTGGTGAAGTAGGGTATACTAACTCAGATGTACTAGGATACATTGGAATTGCTCCTACTTGAGGATAAATCATACTACCAGTTCCTAAACTATTAGTTACATAAGTTGGAATAGTAATGTTTACATCCATTGCAATTGTACCTCTATAAGTTAAGTAAGGTACTAATTGTAATTGTGGGTTTTCATAAGATGCGTAGCCATTTTTAAAGCTACCTGTAATTTGTAATGCCATTGTTTTTGTCTTTTATTTTATTATAAATATAATTTATTTCTTCTTCAGTAGCAAGTTTAGCCTGAGTTAATTGTTCTAATGTAATTTCTAGTACAGGAACTCCACTAGCCTTTATTTTTGCCTCTATTTCTGGTGTTGATTTAATCATTATTGATACGCTGGTAAATAATAATCAGTTCCACCTAAATTTATTTTTAACCATGTAGATGGTGTACTTAAAAATGTTCCATCGGCTGTACCCCAGTAGTTAGTGACTGTACCTGCTGAAGCATTTGGACCAGTAGGTGTTGAACTATTTTGGTTATCTATTCTTACTGTACCATCAACATGTAATTTAGCTGAGGGTGATGATGTACCTATACCTACATTACCAGAACTAGGTTGGATTACAGTACCACTCTTACCGTACGCATCACCACCATCAATGATAATACCAGTAGGAAAATCTACTTTTAACTGTGTATAATTTGGAGCACTCCATGAGCCTGTTGTTTTATAGATTCCATAACTAGTTCCAGTATTAAACCAATATAAACCATATTCACCACTTTCATCTGTAATATCTCTTAAAAAGAGTTTACCATCATCTGCTACTTGAAAAGATTTAGCAGCGCTTGAGTTTTCAATATATAATGCAGTTGTTGCTGATGTGGTACCTGAGCCTCTTACTCTTAGTGAGTTGTTGGCTGAGCCTGTTATTATTATATTCCCTCTAAAATTACTTGAGCCACTTACTCCTAAACTACCTGTTACAGTATGGGTATCTCCAACTACGTTTCCTATATTCACTCCAGTATTTAATACTTGTAGTTCAACAGCAGAACCAGTTATTACTGTTAGTGAGCCTGTTATAATAACACTACCACTTACATCTAAGTCAGCATTTGGTGTTACTGTACCTTTGTTGATACTGATTTTACCAGTTTCAGTTATATACATATAGGTTTTGGCAGTAGTCACATTATAAAATCTAAAATCACCTAATGTATTTACACCGCCGTCAATAGTTGACCTACTGAATAGTCTTAATCCTGTTGGTGTAAGGAATGTATTGTAACTACTAAATCCTATTAAACCATTACTATTTGGGTTTGCAAATATAATTCTACTCAAAGAAGGAGTAATTTGTAAATCTGTTGCTGTTTCTCCTATTCTAATAAGACCATCATCTCTAACTGTTAATGCTTGGGTACCTGATGAGTTTTGAACATATAAAGCGTTTGTTGCTGACGTTGCACCACCACCACGAATATGAAGTTTACCAAGAGCCGAAGCTGGTGTTACTGTATCACCAACAACCATTTTTGTACTAGCGTATAAAGCAAAAGCTGGAGAACCATCTGAGTAAATTGCAAAACCAGATATACTACTATTAGTATTTAATAAGAATGTACCACTACCATTTTGATATAATTCAGCTCCATTACTACTATTGTAAGTACCTTTCCATTTTATAAGTGGTTGGTCATTTACAAGTGCAATAGTGGCATAAGCATCACTCGCATTATTACCTTTAACAACTAATGGGAAATTCTTAATATAACTTGCAGAAGTAGCTGTATTAACGCCAACCCAATTATTATTTGTACTATCTATATTTACAGTTAAACTATTTGAACTAACATTTAATGAACCTGTTGTTGTCACATTACCTTTAAAATCACTAGAGCCAGACACATTGAATGTAGCTGAACCTGTAGTTAATGTACCTATTGTTGTATTACCACGTAATACGTTTGCAGCGCTGCCTGAACCATATAAACCAAAACTATTACTGTTGTTAGTCCATTCAATGGCTCTAAAACTAGAGGCTGATGTTAATGTAGGGGCAATATACAACCCGCGGGAAATACCAGTAGCTGTACCTGTTTGATTAATAGTTGGTCTAAAACTAAATACCGCAAATGAGGCACTACCAGCTGATGGAGCAAATGAAATATTAGAATTTAATTGTGATGTATCTCCGCTAGTTGGAGCCATAGCATATTGACTAAAAAAATTCATTTGCCAAAATGGTATGTTACCATATATTCCAACTAAGTCTTGTGTAATTTGATATCCATAACCAGTAGCCCATCTCAATGAATTTACGTTTGAATTATTTTGAGCAAATATTCCGTATCTACTACCTCCAAAAAGAAATGTATCATCATTTCCGTAGTTTGGTCCTGGTTTAAAGATAAAACCCATAGTATTGTCACTTACAAAAGCGGGAGGTCTAACAGCAAATTCATCACCACCAGCTGGCCATACTATCATAGACCCATTATTTTTTAAGGTAAGTATATTTGTATTTGCTGAGTTTTCAACATATAAAGCGTTTGTTGCTGATGTAGCGCCTGCACCTCTGATATGTAATTTACCTGACCCGGTTATAGCTGTTGAATCACTAGCTAAAACCATGTTACCACTAGTACTTGCCCTAATACTACTTGGTGTAAGAAACACACCACCAAAATATAATACACCAGATGCTCCTATAGCTACATTAGCATTACCAATATCAGCAAAAGATACTCCGTAATTAGATTGTATATAAACTGAATTTTGAAATGGAGCGGGTCCACCTAAGACAACACTACCTGTTACTGTTAGACTTCCTGTAACTCGTGTTGCTCCAGTGATATTATGGTTATCTGTTGAAACATTACCTATATTTACTCCAGTATTAGTTACTTGTAGTTCAACACCTGATCCAGTAAATACAGTTAGCGAGCCTGTGATTACAACATTTTGATTTAATGGATTGACAAATGAGGCTGTCAAGGCAAATGAACTTGAAACTGCATTCAACACGTAGGAAGCAGTTGTAGCAAATGAACTTGAAACAGCGTTTAGTACATATGAAGCAGTAGTAGCAAATGAACTTGAAACTGCATTTAATACATAGGAAGCTGTTGTAGCAAAGGAACTTGAAACTGCGTTTAAAACATATGAGGCAGTAACAGCATTACTAGCCCAGCTTGCTGTTCCTAATAATGAACCTGTAAATGAAGAACCAGATAGTGGAGCATTAAATACTATTTGATTTGTATTAAATAAAGCTAAATCACTTCTAGTTCCATCATCAACACCATTACCAATTATAACTAATGATGTTGTATTATTTTGGGTATTATATTTACCCATTACAGTTTGGGCTGAACCGGATGCTATTGTACCTTCACCTTCAGCGTGTGAGTAATCACCAACAGCTCGAGTTGAACTGCCTTCTGCATGTGAATAAGTTCCTATTGCATTAGTGCTAGTACCTTCAGCATGTGAAAAGTCTCCTGTTGAAACGGTACTAGCACCTTCTGCATGTGAACCCATTCCTACTGCATTTGTGCTATTACCTTGAGCATGTGAATAATCACCTAATGCTGTTACAAAAGAATCTCCTTGAGCAAATGAACCTGTACCACTAGCAGATGAATCAGCTCCAATTTCAACTCCACCTATACCATTTATTCTAACTATAGAAACATTAGCTGGACTATTAATTTGAAAAGGAGTAGCAGCATTAGTAAGAGCTCTTATTATGTTACTACCACTTATTCTTAAACTACCAGTTACATTATGTGTATCACCTGTGGCATTACCTATTCTTGTACCTGTACTAAGAACTTGAAATTCAGTATTTGTAGCACCGGCTGTAGATACAATTGAAAATGAAGAACCAGTTATAATTACACTACCACTTATACCTAAACTACCTGTTATTGAGTGAGCATCACCTATTACATTACCTATTCTTACTCCAGTATTTAATACTTGCAATTCAATACCTGAACCTGTAACTATAGTTAGTGAACCTGATATTATTACATTTTGATTTAAAGTATCTACAGATGAGGCTGTTGATGCAAATGAACTTGATACTGCGTTTAAAACATAAGATGCTGTAGCGGCATTAGAAGCTGATAAAGCATATGATGCGCTTGTTGAGTTTAAAGCATACGAAGCACTAGTGGTGTTTAACGCGTATGAAGCACTTAAAGCGTAAGATGAACTATTAGCGTTGGAAGCATATGAAGCAGTTCCTTGAAGTGAACCTGTGATACCGTTTGAGACGGTTAATGTATTTAAAGCAGCGTCTGAGCCACTAACTATGACTTTTTTCCAATTTGGCATATTATTTTATAATTAAACCATGGTTAGATACACACACTTATGCCGTGCATGAGCCTACTTCCCTACGCGGGCCTATGGTCTTATATAAATATAGAGAATTATTTCTTAGATGATGGTTTTCCCACAATCTCAGATAGAGCTAGCATCTTTTTTTGCTCTTCTTCTTGTTTCATACGTTGTATTTCAGATAGTTCGTGTTCAACTTTAATCTGAAGATTAGCTAGAAACTTAGCATCTTTACCTTGAATTTGAACTGTTTCTAAAGATTGACGAATAAAATTTAGCTCGTTATGAGTTAAATCAATTGAAAATATATCCATAACTTAATTATTTTTTGGTTTGTTCTAAATATTGGTTTTGTAGTTTGACTACCATATTATAAATAGCCTCTACGTCTTCTCCAAGGAAACTTGATCTCTTTATTAAAGTTAATAATATCTCTAACTCCTTAGAGTTAAGTTGATTTGAAGGTTGCTGTTTATTTTGAATAAGACTAGCTCCTTCAACATGACTTGCAGTGAAACCCATAACTAATTTTTTAAGTTTTATGAATAAATCCAAATGTTTTCGTCTGTACCTATAAATATATTACCTGCTACTTGATATCTAGCTGGGGCTGAGGTTGGAACTGCATTTGCTCCTATAACAGCTGCTGCCACAAAAGCATCAGGTGTAAATGCACTACTAGCACCATTAAATGAACTTGTAAATGCCCATCTTGTAGTTCCACTATCAAATCCAAATAATTCACCTATATTTTGAGTACCTTGTTGTACTACTATACCACCATCACCTGCTGTATTTGAACCTGAGGCTAATAATATAAATCTATCTGCTACATCTAAGTTTGTGGTATTTTGGAATGAAGCAGTACCTTGTACTGTTAAGTTACTTGTGATAACAGCGTTACCAGTTACTGTTAATGTGGTACCATCAAATGTTAAATTTGATTCACCATTTATAGTGCCACCACCTGTTGCTGTTATTACTCTATTATCAACATTATTAGTGATAGCATTTGTTAAGTCATTAACAGAGGCAGCATATGAAGCACTAGTTGAATTGAAAGCATATGAAGCGCTTAAAGCATAAGATGAACTATTAGCATTAGCAGCGTATGAAGCAGTTCCTAATAATGAACCTGTTATACCATTAGTTACTTGTAATGAACCAGATATTATTACATTTTGGTTTAAAGTATTTACAAATGAGGCTGTTGATGCGAATGAACTTGAAACAGCATTTAAAACATATGAAGCAGTAGTAGCGTTTAATGCATATGATGCGCTAGTAGCGTTTAACGCATACGAGGCACTAGTAGCGTTTAATGCATATGATGCACTAGTAGCGTTTAAAGCGTATGATGCACTTGTTGAATTTAACGCATAAGATGAACTATTAGCATTGGTAGCATATGATGCTGTTCCTGTTAAGTTTCCTAAAAATGATGAGGTAACTGTTAATAGTTCCGCATTACTACCTGAGACTATGACTTTTTTCCAAGTTGCCATTATAAATTACTTTAATGTTTATTATAAATATGTTAATTTTCTAGTCCGACATAAAATGATGATGAAGTAAAGTACATGCTTCCAGCTACAGTTGAACCAGTTAAAGGAGCAGATTGAGTGGCAAAATACACTATACTTTCACTAACCTTAAATGTTGTTTGGTTACTATTATTCTTAATTAAAAATACATTATTTGTGATAGTTGTAGTATCTGATGTCACAGACATAAACTCAATACTAGCTGATTTTACTAAAAATAAATTACCAATAGGACTCACACTAGCGGTTACACTACCAGAAGCTATTTTATTTCCACCTGCTGATAAATTAGTTAGTCCACTACCATCGCCAAAAAATGACCCACTGAATGAACCAGATAACGGATATTGTATTTGTGAACTATTAATTAATGCCATTAGTTACTAAATTTACCTGATGCTACTACTTCAAATGTTGTATCTAAACCAAATCCTAATTGTGAATTATTAAGAGTTAAAATTACATCTGTACCAGATTGTACAAGTGAAACTATAGCACTACTTTCTACATACTGTCCATTTATATAAATTGAAAAATTACTAGCTGAAGTTACAGGTAATGAACCTGGGGCTGGTTCTATCACAGCATTAGGGAAGGTAGCAGTTGAAATTGTACCATTGTTAGTTGTTAAAGAAGAGTTAGCCGCTTTAACATTATTTAATGCTAAGTAATCTAATACTTCTTGTGATGTACCTCCACCTCCACCACTTACTACAGTTACATTATCAAAGAAAGTAGCTGGTATTTTCTTCATTGAACCACGTTTAGCAGATGTTGATAACATTTCTGATGTAGTGTCTGTTTCTAATGTGAATGTTACTTTAGAAATTGAAGGTAATTTCTTTAATGCTGTAACATCTTTTTGAACAACATCAGGAATTATATATCCATTTAATTTAATATTAAATGTACTTCTAACTATACGGTCTTGGTCTGTAGATAATTCAGTCACTGAGTTAAACGTGTCAATTGCTGCTTTGAATTTAAAACGACTAGGATCACCCCAATATGAATCTGAAGAGTAGTTTATGGCCTCTATAATTTTATTCATTTGATCCATATAATAAGTCATAACCATACACTCATAAGTTATAGTGACATAGTCAGGAACTACATTAGCATAGTATTCTCTCTCAGGAACACGATTTGTTAATACATTAAAATTACTATAGAAATTTTTAGGTGAATATTGTTTTCTCCAACTTACATATAAGTTAGGAAAATTAGCATCTAATTTATTTGCTACAGTTCTATTTTTAGCAATATCATTTCTCTTAATCATTATAAGAGGTAACATTACTTTGTTTAGTTTATCTCTATAATAACCATCTTTTTGAACTGATTTCCAACGTTCAGGTGAACCATAGATTACAGGTACTTCTATTCTATTTCCATTTTGTATAACAAAAGGTCTAATAACATTTTGAAAATAATAAAATACAGCATTATCAATGTCTTCAATACCAACAGTAAAAGGTTTAACTGTATCACCAGTAAAACTTTGTTTTAATGCTCTATTAAAGTCAATACCTGTAGCCTGTTCATTAGAGTTTTTGTTAATATTAATGTTGTTAGGATTACCTGTAGGCTGAAATCCTACCCCTCCCTCAGGTAGTGGGGTTTGAAGATCTTCTGAGATCTTTCTTTGTGATTTAGGTATTGGTTTTCTTCCGTTTGCCATTACATTCTTTCTTTAGTTATACCTACTTTATCAGCTGGAACTACATGTGTTTTAGCTATAATTGAAACATCATAACCAAAATTACCTAATCCTGGATTTAATGGATTAGTTTCATTTGGATAATCTGGATTTTTACCTGTAAAGTATTGGTTTTCAATTAAGCTATTTATTTCATAATAACTTTCTTGATATAAGATGATATCACCAACTTCAGGTACTAATTTAGCATCTACTAAGTCATCTTTTAAAAAAGCAAATTGTATTTGCCAATTAAGATCAACACCATAAGGTGCATCAGCATATTGTTGATCAACACGATTAATTAAACAATTTACAAGTAAAGGACCATCATAGTATTTTTCACCTGATGCTTCACCATAAATGTTTACAATGGTTTCATTTAATTTAAACTTATAAAATGAACATTGTTGAGTAATAATGTCATTCAACAATTCTCTATTTATATGCCTAAACGCTGATATATCTCGTGATGAACCAAATATTGCCATTAGTATATATAAATTGGAAGTGGTACTTGACTCATTTCTTTTTGTCTATAATCTGCTTCAAGTGAACGTGCTTCTAAAAGTTTAGTTCTTGAAGTTTCATCAAAATATGCTCTTAATCTTTCAATTAAAGCGGCTTTATCAGTTGATGCTGAGGCTAATAAATCTGCTTGATTTAAAGTTACTTCAGCATTAGGTATAGGAACTTGAGTATACTTTCCACGAATATATCCTAATATTTCTTTACATAAAGCTAAAGTATATTCATATATCCATTGACGTCCAATTGAATTTATTTGAGCATAAGTTGGATTGGTGAATGGAACATTTGATACATTACTAATAACATTAGAATTAACATCAAAACTACTGTTTAATCTTTCTTCTTTAGTAATGTACTGAATGCTTAAGTTTCTATCTATTTTAGGTATAGGAAATATTCTTAATTGATTATTAGTTATTTCAAAACTAAATTGTGATTTACGAATTTGATCGTTAAATTCAATTGCTTGAATCTTTTGTAAATCATAATTAATAGGCATCAATAAGAAGTTAATAGCAGGTGAATAATTACCCCAACCAAAATTATCTAATAATTGTTGCATACCAGTACCTGTACCAGCATATGGGTCAAAATATCTTACAATAGCAGGATCTGATTCGTAAAATATTTTTTTAACTTCTAAACCTCCAGTAATATTATTTTGTGCAGCCCAAGCATTTAAATCATAATCTTGAACACTAGCAGTCATAGGTAATAAACCTCTTTTCCAAGTAACATTACCTCCAACACCTGATTCTTCACCATATTGTTCTGATATTCTAACTATAGTAGCAAATGAAGGTGTTATTAAAGCATTATTAACATTTATGTTAGTAGATGCTCCTTCAAATGTTAAATAATCTTGTTTTACTTTATAAGCGTATAACTCATTACCATAAGTAGTAATTGCTTCTTCAAAAGCGGCATATATATTGATAGCTTGAAGTTCAACTTCCATAATAGGATAACCTAGTCTACGAGTAACAAAAACCGCTACTTTATCAGCTTCTGTTTGAAATTGATAATCATTATCATAGAATCCGAAGGGTGTTGAACCTGGTGTAAATGATGATGAACCTGGCCAAATAGGTATATTCATTGCTTAAACGTTTATTATAAATATATGTTTATTATAACTTAGTTATAATAACATAACCATGTCCTTGATTAATATTACTTGAGCCAGTAACAAATGAACCTGTATAGAAGGTACCACCACCTCCACCATATGAACTATTAGATTGACCTGAGTTTCCACCAGCTCCACCACCAGAATATCCGCCACCACCACCTGCCCAACCAATTACATTAGGGTCAGTACTTGCATCACCATCTACTGCTCCTCCTCCACCACCAAAACCACCTACAACTCCATTAATATTTGATGTTGAACCAGTAGTACCTCCTAACCAATTTCCTACTCTAGATAATCCTTGACCTCCGTTTGCTGCTGAACCTGATGAATTTACACCTGCTCCTGGAGCGCCATATAATACATTTCTGTTACTTCTAAATCCACCACTACCATTGAATCCTCCTGAACCTGAAAATCCACTACCTATATTTACTGTTGAACCAGATGTTGTGTTAAATTTACCACTAGCTGTAGCTTGATTTGAAAATAAATTTGCTGCTGCTCCAGCTGCTCCTCCACCACCACCTACAGCTAAATAGTATGTTATAGAAGCACTATCATAAACAAATGTACCACCACCACCTGATGCTCCATTAAATGTAGATGCTCCTGAACCTGTGAATCTATTTCCTCCACGTTGCCCTACTACTATTAATACTTTTTGATTTTGAGTTAATGATATATCTGTAGTTACTGATGCTCCAAAACCACCACTAAAATTTAATGTTGGACTGTTTCCACCTGCTGCTCCAGCAGCTGTTATTCTATATGTTGCTGTTTGAGGAACAGTCCATTCTTGAATACCTTGAATTGAGGCTGAAAAATAAAGTGAGGATGTTACCCAAGAAGCAGTTGTAGCATATGAAGCTGTTAATTGAGCATATGTAGGACCTGTTCTACCAGTTGCTCCAGCGTTTGTAAATGTAAATGTTGTAAAATCATATAAAGAAGAAGTATCTGGAGGTGATACTGGTGAAGGTGTACTTTGAGCAAAAAGACCAAATATAGGATAGATCATATTAAATTCTTCACACTTACTAAGTATAAATTACTACTATCAAATGATACAAAAGTTAAAATATCAGTTCCAGTTGTTGTTGTAGGAGTGTAAGCTGATCCACTTGGTTGTTTAACAGTAGATGGAAAACTTACTGTAGCTGAACCTGTAGTAGACAACTGTAATACACTTGATTGACCTGGTTTTATATTTGATGGATTAATGTATGTGTTAGAACCAGACACTAATTGTAATGTAAAGAAATTACCTAAGTTTAAGTTTAAAGAAGCTGTATTTGAAGCTATACTTAGTGTTGTAACATTACCTTGAGTTGAACCTGTTATAATAACACTTTGACTTAGATTATTAATATAAGATGCTGTTGAAGAAAAAGATGCACTTGTACTATTATTAGCCCAACTTGAAGTACCATTTAAACTGCCAGTTATACCTTGAGTTACTGTTAAAGATCCTGTTACTATATGTATTGAACCTGAACTGTATATTTGAGTGTTATCTAAATGATCTCCTCCATCACTACGAGGAATATAATATTGGGTTAAACTAGGTTCATCACCTAATGATCCTGTGTTTCTAGGACCTGACATTAACATGCCTCCACTATATGTAGAACCACTAGCGTTTTGATACACCCAGTGGTTATTTAATGAGTCCCAAGATAATGAAGCTGTAGCATTTGAAGAACCAGAATCATATACTAATATTCCTCCAAATCGTTGAGCTGGTTCAAAAACATTAACACTAATATATGAAGCACTAACAGCTAATTGAGATGAAGTTACATATTGAAATGAAGATGAACCAAATATAGTAGCTCCATTTAAAACAGTTAATGAACCACTAACAATTACATTTTGATTTAGATCATTAACATATGAAGAGGTTATACTTGTAGTTGCAAATGAAGCTGACGTACTATTTAAAGCATAACTTGCGCTTGTAGAATTTAAAGCATATGAAGCACTTGTACTTGTATT